GTCTTAAAGTTCCCCCCGGTCGATTTGTGGGCGCTGACCTGCGGTTATGCACGAAACGGGCGGTCATGACCAACGCTGAAGCGGTTGAAGCCACCCTCGCCGTGCTCACGCTGGGTGATGAGCACGCGGCGTTGATGACGGCGTGCCGGCAGATGGCTGCCCAGCTCGACGAGTTCGGCGATCCACAGTTGTGGCGGGAGTACCGGCAACTTCTTCTTCAGTTGGCGAAGGCTGGTGATGGTGTCGGCGACGATGACACGGCGCAGTTCCTCCAGCTCGTCACCAAACCTGTGCCTGCCAAGGTTCGCAACCGGAAGAACGCCTAAACGGCTCACGTTGGGCCCGCAGATCGCGGCGGTGGCGGAACGGTTGGGGACGCCGTTCATGCCGTGGCAGCAGTTGGTGGCCGACGTCGGCGGCGAGCTCATCGATGGCATCCCGGCGTACCGGGAGGTGGTTGTGACGGTGCCCCGCCAGTCGGGGAAGACGACGTTGCAGCTCGCCTGGATGATTCAACGGGCGTTGGGTTGGGGTTCACCGCAGCGGATCATCTATTCGGCGCAGTCGGGTGCTGATGCCCGGAAGAAGCTTATCGACGACTGGAAACCGGTTCTCGAGCCGCGTAAGAAGGCGTTGGGGATCACCCGGATTTACGAGGCGAACGGCGCTGAACGGGTGCCGTTCCGCAACGGTTCGCTGATCACGCTCCTCGCCTCGACGGAGGAGTCAGGTCACGGCAAGACGCTTGACCTGGCGGTGAAGGACGAGCTGTTCGCCGACAAGGATTACCGGCGCGACCAGACGTTGCTGCCGGCCATGTCCACCAGGGCTGCCGCTCAGATCCTCACTTCGTCTACGGCGGGGGATGATTCGTCGATCGCTTTGGCGAAGGCGGTCGAGGCGGGTCGTGCGGCAGTGTTGGACGGTCGCCGGGATGGTGTCGCCTATTTCGAGTGGTCCGCCGATGACGGTGACGATTTGGATGACCCGGGGTGCTGGTGGTCGTTCATGCCGGCGTTGGGTCACACGATCGGTGTGGCAGCGGTGGAGCACGCGAGATCATCGTTGGCCCCCGGTGAGTTCCGGCGTGCCTACGGCAATGTGGCGACGACGTCGGATGAGCGGATCATTCCAACCCGGTTGTGGGATGCGGTGTGCCGTGATGATGTGACGCCGCTCGGTCGGTTGATGTTGGCTGTGGATGTGAACCCGGAGCGTTCAGCGGCGTCGATTGCTGTGGCGGATGAATCTGGGGCGCTCGAGGTGGTGGATCACCGGCCTGGTACCGGTTGGGTGGTTCCCCGCGTGGCTGAGCTCGCTGCAAGGCATTCGGCGAGGGTGGCGTTGGATCCTGCCGGCCCGGTGGGGGCGATGCGCGCCGAGCTCGCCGTGAGGGTTGATGTGGTTGACGTGACCGGCCGTGAGTTCGCTCAGGCGTGCGGCGCTTTCTATGACGATGTTGTCGAGGGTCGTGCCAGCATCCGGCGCCACGATTCACTTGACGCCGCGGTGGCGGGGGCGAAGAAGCGTACGGTTGGGGATGCGTGGGCGTGGGCGCGTAAGGACACCAGTGTGGACGTCAGTCCTCTGGTGGCTGTGACTATCGCCCGTTGGGCTGCGATGCACGTCGAAGGCGGTGGACCGGTCTTCGCATACTGAGGAGTCTGCTTGTGGGTCGAATCGCGGACTTCTGGGATCGTGTCGACGGGTTAGACCGCCGTATCGCCGGCCGTAGTCAGGCCAAAGTCGAGGAGCGTGGCGCGACTTGGTGGAATCTGCCAGGCGGGTTCGGCTACTCGTTGACGGGCGGCGACTACGGGGACGGGGATTGGCGGACAACGCTCCGTAACGGGGCGTCGTGGGCGTGTATCGATGTGTTGATGGATGGGGTCGCCCGCACCCCGTTGGATGCGTTGCGGGGTGGGTCGTCGAAGGATAAGACCCCGGTGACGCCACAGCCTGCGATTCTGGTGAACCCGTCTGGGATCACGTTGCGCGATGTGTGGCGGGGACAGTTGGCGTGGTCGCTGCTAACGGATGGCAACACGTTCGGGCAGATCGTGGCGACCGACCGGTTTGGCTTCCCAACGCAAATCGAGTTGTTGGACCCGACGACGGTGACGGACCGCAAGGTGGTCAACGGCCGCAAACAGCTCCTCGTTGACCATGTGAAGCATGAATGTTGGCCGTTCGGCGACATTTGGCATGTCCCGGGCCGCATGGTTCCTGCTGGGACACCGTTCGCGTTGTCGCCGGTCACGTACGCCAACAAGATCATCGCGACGTCGTTGGCGGCTGAGGATTTCTCGTACCAGTTCTTCGCTTCGGGCGGTCATCCGGTAGCGACCTACTACGCGGACACTGATTTGACGCCGGAGCAGGCGTCGATGGTCAAAGCCGCGGATAGGCAGGCCAGAACGGGTGGGAGCCGTGACCCGCTGGTGTTGGGCTCCGGGTTGAAGCGGGAAGAATCGAAGATTGACCCGTCGGAAACCCAGTTCATTGACTTGATGCGGTTCGAGGTTGAGCAGGCCTGCCGGTTTTGGCGGGTGCCCCCGGTCATGGTGTACGCCGCCATTTCGGGGCAGAACGTCACTTACGCGAACATCACGGACGCTGACCTCACCTACCTGAAGCATTCGTTGGATGGGTATCTGGTGCGCTTCGAGGAAGCGTTGACACAGATCCTTCCGAAGCCGCAGTACGTGAAAGCGAACCGCAACGCCATTCTCCGCTCGGATGCGAAAACCCGGTACGACCTTTATCAGGTGGGGATTCGTAACGGCATCTTGAACCGCAACGAGATCCGCGACTGGGAAGACATGTCGCCGATTCCGGTTACCGGCGACGATTACGTGTGGCCCCCGGTTGGTCAGGGTGCCGGCATGGACTCCAAACCGCCGTCTGGGGGTGGTGTGGTGGAGAACAGCCCGACGGGCGCGGACACGATCACTGTCGCGCCGGCTACGCCCACGAACGGCAAGAAGCCACCTGCGACGCCGTTCCCTGCCAAGAAGTAGAGGAGATCGCCGTGAGCGATGTTGACCCCGACGAAAACGTCGGTTCTCTTGCCGCGGCGATTGATGCCGTGCTCGACGAAGTGCAGGACGCCCTCGCCGCTGGTGATATCCCGACTGCTGTCGCGTTGGTGACGGCTGCTGAGGCGACGTCTGACGCCCTACTCGAAGTGCTCGGCATCCCCGACGCTGACGACCCCACCTAGGAGGCGGCATGGCTAAGTACAACGCTGCCGACTTGAAGACGATGTCTAAAAACGGTGAGGCGATGCCTGACGGGTCGTACCCGATCGGGGACGGGGCCGATCTTCGTAAGGCAATCAGTGCCGTCGGGCGGGGTGCCGGCAGCCACAACGCCATTCGGATGCACATCATGAAGCGCGCCAAGGCGCTCGGCCTCATGGACGCCATCCCTGAGAACTGGATGGGTGACGGCTCCATGAAACAAACCAACTCAACGCAGCATCCGACGGACAACCTGATCCGTGCCATGTCCGGGGCTGACGCGCTCGCCTCCGATGGTCGCACCCTGTTCGGCCATTTCGCGGTGTTCAACACCCCCACGGTGATCAACGACGCGTACGAAGGCCGGTTCATCGAACAGCTCGCCCCTAATGCGTTCGATCGCACCTTGAAAGAACGCGCTGGGCAGATCAAAGTGTTGTTCAACCACGGCCAGGACCCTTCCATCGGCAACAAGCCGATCGGTGAGGTGCGGTCGCTGGGACCGGACAAGAAAGGTGTGGCGTACAGCGTCGACCTGTTCGACGAGACGTCGTATGTTCGTGATCTCATTCCCGGTTTGCGAGCCGGTGTGTACGGGGCGTCGTTCCGGTTCCGTGCAGTCGCTGACGATTGGGCGGCCGGGGAACGTTCAGAGTTCAACCCTGACGGGTTGGATGTCCGCACCGTGACCGACGCCGAACTGTACGAGTTCGGCCCTGTCACGTTCCCTGCCTACCCGGAAGCCACCGCCGGCGTTCGCGCCATGACCGGTGATTTCATCGACCGGCTCATCCGTGACCCGCTGTTCGTGGCCCGTTTCACTGAACGGGCCGGTTTGAAAGTTGTTGAACACATGCTCGAGACGGTGCCACCGACGGTGCCCGTAGCGGAGCCTGAAGTGGTTGCCCCTGTGTCCTCCGACGGAGACGAGTGGGAAGAAGCACGACAACGACGACTTGCGATGCATGCACGCAGCACATCCGGGTTCGTCGCCCACCTCTCACGTCTCAAGGAGACATCATGACCGTCAATCCTCTCGACTATGTGCTTACGCGCATGGCCGAACTCAAGCCCCGATACGACCTCCTCGGCGTCCAGGACAAGCTCAGCGATGAGGAGCGCGCCGAATACGACCGCACCAAGTCGGAATGGGACACGCTCGAGGAGCGTCGCGTTGACCTCGAGGAGCGCCAGCAGCGTGCCCTTCGGGCCGGTGCCATCAACTTTAACGTGAACACCAACCCGGACCCGTTCAAAGCCGACCTTCGCGACATGAGCCGCGCCGACGCTTCCGGTGCTGGCAAGACCGCCGTTGAGCTGTTCGCTGGCAAGTTCGCCAGCCGCGACCAGGCCGACCAGATCACCCGCACCATTGAGCGGGGCGGCTCCGTCGGTGAGACGGCTGCCCGTCTCGCTGTCGCGACCGGGGCCGACGACTACCGCGACGACTGGCTGGCCTACATGACCGGCCAGACCGGTCCGCAGGGCACGCCACTCCTGCGACGGGCCAACGACGAGTACCGCGCCATGACGGCCGGCACCGGTAACACCGGTGGCTACATGGTCCCCCTGTACATGGACCCCAGCTTCTCGGTGACGGGCGCCGGTTCATGGAACCCGATCCGCCAGGTGGCCAACGTCAAGCAGATCACGACGCTCACGTACAACGGGTCGAACGCTGCGCAGGTCACGGCGGCGATCCTCGGTGAAAACATCGCGTACACGGACAACGCTCCGACCGTCGCGCAGATCCAGTTGCCGACGTACAAGTACGGCGCGTACATCCCGGCGTCGTTCGAGGCGTTCGAGGACATCGACACGCTCGCCACTGATGTCGGTGAGCTGTTCGCTGATGCGAAGGCCAACCTGGAGGCGACCCAGTTCGCCACGGGCTCCGGTTCCGCCCCTCACGGCATCGTCACCGACGTCACCGCCGTCTCGGGTTCGAGGGTGTCGCCGGCTACCGGTGGCACGTTCGTCCTCGGCGATCTCTACAAGGTGCACGCCGCCCTCCCGGCCCGCTACCGGACGTCGATGCGGCCCAGTAGGGCCTGGATGTCGTCGGTGAACATCATCGACTCTGTCCGCCAGTTCGCCACGGCGAACAACTACAACGCCTTCCTCACCGACCTCTCCGGTGGCAACCCGCCGCAGATGCTCGGCGATCCGTACCTGGAAGCGTCAACGATGGCGACCGCTGTCACCACCGGCAACAACATCCTGCTGTACGGCGACTTCCACCAGTTCCTGGTCATCGACCGGGTTGGTGTGTCCACCGAGTTCATCCCCAACGTGTTCGACCAGGCCACCGGACGCCCGTCCGGTACCCGTGCGTGGCTGATGCATTGGCGGTTCGGTTCAGGCGTCGCCGACGCGAACGCTTTCCGCATCCTGCTCCTCTGACGGGAGGAGTCCGCCGGTCCCTGGTTTCGGCCAGGGACCGGCACAACACCAAGGGGTTTGCAATGCCGATCACTTCCGCACAGTTCAGCGCGAAGGAGCCGGACCCTGAGCCGGAAGTTCCTGACGAAGACGACAACGAGGAGGCAGCCTGATGCCTAAGCATGTCACCCAGCCGACGGCGATCTCTTTCAACGGCGAGGCTGTAGTCATTCTCCCCGACGACATCTACGCCGACAATCACCCGTGGGTGCGTGCCCGCCCCGACCTGTTCGTCGACGCGTTCGACGAGTCGAGGGTTATCGCAGCGCCTCCCCGGTCGAAGCATGCGGTTGAGCAGGCGACTGCCGCACCGGGTGAGAAGCGCGGTTGACCTCAGTCGCCGTCGGGTTTTGTCACCGCACGGACGCGGTGTCACCACATTTCCGCCGGTCGTTGGCGATGCTGTACCAACGGGACGCCTACCGGCTGGCGCAGAAACAAACCCCGTGGATCATGGGGGAGTTCGACCAGGAGAGTTCGGCGAACATCTCCACCGCACGGTGCAATATTGTGCGCCGCTTTCTTGCCCATCCTGGGGAACCGGAATGGTTGTGGATGGTCGACACGGACATGACGTTCGACATCGACATCCTCGACCGGCTGGTTGGGGTGGCCGACCCGGTTGAACGTCCGATCGTTGGTGGTTTGGCGTTCGGTGTGGGGCCGTTGAAGATCAACGGGGACGATTACGCGAACGCCCAGTTGGGCACCCATTACAAGCCGTTCCCCACCATCTACACGCTCGGCGACGACGGGAAGATGGTGCACTGGCAGACCTACCAGGAGAACACTGTGATGCCGGTGCAGTCCACCGGTGCCGCCTGCCTACTGATTCACCGGTCGGTGTTGGCTGATCCCCGGTGGCTCGAGGACGGACATCCGCTGCCCTGGTTCCGTGAGACGGTGCTCAACGGCGAAGTGTGCTCTGAAGACCACTACTTCTGTTTGCGGGCCGGGAAGTTTGGTTTCCCGATCCACATCGATACATCAGCCAAAACCGGGCATGTGAAGACGTTCGTGGTGGACGAGGAAATGTATCTGCACCGTCGGGTGGTGCCACCGGCTGATGAAGATGTGACGGTGATTGTGCCGGTGTTGAACCGGCCGCAGAACGCCGAGCCGTTCATGCGTTCCCTGCGCGCATCCACCGGGCTGGCGAAGGTTGCCGTGGTGTTCAACGAGGATGCTGACGGGTTGGCGTGGAAGGCAGCCGGTGCAGACGTCCTGATCCCGACGTCGTTCGTGTCATTTCCTCAGAAGGTCAACGCAGGGTTCGACACCCTTAGCGACAGTCCTGAGTTCGTGGAACCCACCCCGTGGATCTACATCGTCGGCGACGACGTCGTATTCCGTCCCGGCTGGTTGGACCAGGCGCAACACACGGCCCGCCTGACAGGCGCTCAGGTGGTTGGCACGAACGACATGGGCAACCCGCGGATTATGGCGGGTGAAACGTCAACCCATTTCCTGATCCGTCGCGACTACATCGAAGAGAAGGGCGCCACATTCTTCGACGGTCCCGGTGTCGTCTGCCACGAGGGCTACCGGCACTGCTGGGTCGACAACGAACTCACCTACGCCGCCAAGAGCCGCGGCACGTTCGCAGTGTCCCGCGCGTCGATCGTGGAGCACATGCACCCGGAGTACGGAAAAGCCCCGGTGGACGCTACATACGAGCTCGGTTACGAGTCGTTCGACACAGATGAACGGCATTTCCGTTCGCGGTTGATGAAGTACGCGAAGCAGATGGGGGCGTAAGTGCACAGCTCGGTCCTCGACTACGTCGCCAAAGCCATCGGCCAGCACGGGCCGTTCCAGTCGGTGTGCGAGGTGGGTTGCCGTGACATCAACGGCGGTGTCCGCACCCTGTTCGGTGGCTGTGAATATGTCGGTGTCGACCTCATCCCCGGCACCGAGGTTGACGTGGTCGCCAACTTCGCCACATGGGCCCCCGGTCGACTGTTCGACTGCATTGTGTCCACCTCGACCCTCGAACACACCCCTGATGGTGCGGAGATCATCGCGAACGCCGCCCGATTGCTCAACCCGCATGGTGTTCTGATCGTCACCTGCGCCGGCACCGGTTGGGCACCCCACTCAGCGATTGATGAGGCACCGATCCGGCCTGACGAGTTCTATGAGAACGTCGATGTTGCCACCCTCGACGGCTGGGTTGCCGCGGCGGGGTTCTCCACGTGGATCGGGGAACGCAACGAACAGTTCTCCGATACCTGCTGCACCGCCGTGCTGTGATGTACGCGGAGGAGTACGACTACCGCTGTCGGGTCAAGTCGGACATAAGCGACCACCTCCCATACCTGTACGGGATGGCGTTGGGGAAGCAGGTCATCGAGCTCGGGGTGCGGGGCGGCAACTCCACGGCGGCGTTCCTGGCTGCTGTCGGGGACGAAGGCCATGTTTGGTCGGTTGACATCGTCGACCCGCAAGTTCCACCCGAATGGTACGACTCCGGCCGGTGGACATTCACCCTCGGTGACGACCTCGCTGTGGCCGGCGACGCTCCCGCAGAGGTGGACGTCGTGTTCATCGACACCAGCCACCATTACAACCAGACGATGGCGGAACTAAACGCCTACACCCTGAAGCTGGTTGCCGGCGGGGTTGTCCTGCTTCACGACACCGAGCTCGAGCGGCCTTACGGGGCTATTGGTGGTCCGCCGTTCCCGGTGCGTCAAGCGATCGAGGACTGGACAGCGGTTACCGGGTGGGAGTTCGAGCTCCGGCCTGGTTGCAACGGTCTCGGCGTCATTCACAAACCGCGGAGGTGAGAAATGCGTCCCGTAGCCGACAAACAAATCGTCATCGGCGCGGCCGCGACGCTCACCGTGCAGTTCACCGATTCCGACGGGATACCGGCGGCACCGTCAGGCGTGGTCACGGTCGGCATCACGAAGGCCGATGGGACCGTCCTGGTGGCCGCAGGAACGGCGACGGTAACCCCGACTGACACAACCACCCGGACGTATGCGCTGGCCGCTGTGACGACGCTGGAGCTCCTCACGGTGGCGTGGACGGATGCCGGGGACGCCTCGGTTACCACGCAACTGGTTGAGGTGGTGGGCGGCTACTACTTCACGCCGGCCGAACTCCGGGCGTTCGACACATCAACGGCGGACGGCGCCCAATACACGGACGCACAGATTGTGGATGCCCGCCGACAGGTGGAGGAACAGTTCGAGCAGGTGTGCGGGGTGGCGTTCGTTCCCCGCTACCGCCGGGTTCGCCTCACCGGGGACATCATCTCCATCAAGTTGCCGGACCCGATGCTCCGCACGTTGCGGTCCATCCGGTTTTACACCGGGGCGTCCACGTACACGTCCGGTGATGTGAACGCGATCGCCGGGGTTGGGGTGGGTGACGCCGAGGACGCCCGCGCCGGGGTTGCCACACGGTTCGACCTCGGTTGGTGGGTGATTCCGCTGACCACCCAGTCCACGGTGGTCGAATACGAGTACGGCTACAGCCGTCCACCGTCGCTGTTGAAGCAGGCGGCAATGGTCTACTGCCGCAACGTCCTTAACAACCTGTCGCGCTCCAGCGTTATCGACCGGGCTGATTCGTTCCAGATGATCGACGGCGGCGTCATCCGTTACGCCCAACCTGGGCGCGCCGGCTACCACACCGGCCTCCCGTCGGTCGATCAGATCCTCGACCAGTATTCGATGAAAGTTCCTGGGTTGGCCTGATGGCGACGTCGTCCATCCCGGTTGTCACCGACGCGATCCTCGCGATGCTCAACGCAGCCACCTGGCCGGGGAACCGCCCGCAGATCCTTGACGACATCACGGACGAACCGAACCGTGAGTCGGTCATTGTCGGCGACACCGCCGGTTCATCGCAGCGTGACTGGTCAACAGTGGGTGGCGGCCGGATTTGGGAGCAGTACGC